ACAACAGAATTTTAAGTCGTCAAGGAAAAGCGGGCATTCAATCTGTTATAAGTGCTGCTTGCAGAATTCACTCGACGCTACACTTTGTCAAATCAATTGCAACATTTTCCAAGTTTAAACCAGACTTCGACAACAACTTCAGCGATCTTTACGCATCGTTCATAGTAGAAGAAATGGAAAAGGGCTTCAAAGACGCCCAACAAAGTGAGTTCTTCGAGTTGTTTAATCCATTCAAAGATGAGGAATTCTGGTATGCCTTCTTGGAACAATCAGTTCAAACCTACGGAAGACTTTTGGACGAGGGCGAAATAATTGATCCCCCTGAAGATGTGATTAATGCCTTGATTAGACTCAACAACATCCAAGAGCGCTACGATTATCCTGATCGCAAAGACTTGCGAGAAGCAAAGAAGAATGACGAAGTAACAATCTTCAAGACACTTAAAAACTATCGCAATGAAGATGCGCTAGGAGTTGTGAAAGAAACCGAAGAAATTGCCAAGATGGTTCTCAAAGAATTTGTCAAAAAAGAATTGGCAGAAGTGGCTGACTCTTTTGAGTCCTCAATGAGAAAAAACGGCTTTATTGACGATTCTTATGCCACGAACATCTACTACTACATTCTCGACGGCGAAAGTGGACTAACCGCCGGTAGTCAATTAAACCTCCTTGGAGAGTTAAAGGAAGGTGTTGCCGATTCAAGTGACTTAATCACCAGAGAGGTAAAGTATACAAATGGCGATGAGATGGCTCTTGAAGACGGAACACCCTACGTTGGCTACTATCACATTCACGAACAAGAATTTATGGCTGGAGAGGAGCATTCGCCCGAACCTCACGAAACTTTGACTGTTTTTGCGAGAAACATAATTGTAAAGGCAGGAGACGAAGGGATAGGTACTGTAGATGTCACCGCCCCTTTCAGCGATCAGCCATTTGGTGTTCGTGCCTACCTGAGAACACCCTCGGGTGATGTAGATCCGTTTAACATTCCAGCATCAATAACTTCACAAGAAGGAAACGTTTCAGACGTTTACCCAGGCACCTTGTCGCTTGTTTACGCTGGGCAGAAAACCAGAGATGACGACACGATTGCCCTCTCTGGAGAAGATGCCGGCAAGCCAGTCGTCGGACTTCAGGGAGAGCTTGGGCTTCGCTATGGTCTTGAGTTTTATGCAAATGTCGATGGGGTCATGGAAACAGTAACCAAGGTGGAGATAGACGTTCTCGATCTTCCTCTATCTAAACTACAGCCTCTACAGCCAGACAGCAAAGAGATGCTCTGCTTGATAAATAATTTGATGGATGATGACAAGTTTAAGTTGTTCATGCGTTACTGTTTGCCGCCATCCAAGATTCTATCAACAATCGCTATCTATAATGATCTAACCTTCTTACCGTCCATTGGCGAGAAAGTTGTAGATGGCGCAAGAAAGAATAGCAAAAAAAATCTCAAGCCGGGTAGACGGGCAGTGCCGAATGATGAGGGCACATCTCTTGACTTTGACCCCGCTTCCTCTCTACCGGGCTGGTATCCCAAGAGTGAACGCATAGCTTTCACGCCATTTGTTCTAACTTGGGATGAGTGGGATCAAGTAACGATGAGAAGAACGAACTCTCAACTTAAAAAAATGTTCAAGGAATACTACAATTCTCGTGACTTCGGCTCCACCGAAGAAGGAGACAACGGAATCGTGGCTACGAACCTAAAGACCTTGAGGGAAAAGTTTAGACTAGCCCCTGGTAAAAGAATTTTGCCTTGGTGGCGCCGACGCAACTTAAGAAGCAATCCGTTCAATGCGGACGAACAACTATGTGAAAATAACGACGAATAACTAAATAGTAATAGAATCTGGAGGGAAAATAAGTGGCTTCATATGCAGTTGGCTTACCACTCGCGCAAGACACGGGAGATGGCTACAGGATGATCAAGAGGCTTAAAGCCCTTGTAAAACAAAACTTTAAGATGTTAATTTTAACCAATCCTGGCGAAAGAGTCATGGAGCCAGAGTACGGCGTTGGAATAAGGCGGTTCTTGTTCGAGAGTTTTGAGTCTGATGTCTATGAGAGAATAGACGACAAAATAAGAGAGCAAGTGGCTCGCTACATGCCCGCCGTGCAAATCAGAAAGCTTCAATTTGCGGGCTCCAGCCCAGACACCAACACATTGAGACTTTACTTGGAGTATTCTATCCCACAAATCGCAACAAGTGATTTGCTGGAAATCACTATTTAGTGTGAGGAACATTTATGACAAACAAGAAGAAAGTAGCGATAAACTACACCAATCGTGATTACGAGTCTATCAGGAACGATCTTACCCAAATAGCAGAACGCTTTTACCCAGACACCTTTCAGGACTTCAGTGAAGGTTCATTCGGTGCCATGATGCTTGATGCAGTCGCCTATGTCGGCGATCAACTCTCTTTCTATCTTGATTACAATGTTAACGAGACCTTTCTAGACACCGCTTACCAATATGGCAATGTGGTCCGTCAAGGGCGCATCCTTGGCTACAAAGACACCGGCAGACCGTCTACTTATGGCAAGGTCGCCATTTATGTTTTGGTTCCCGCATCCCCTACGGGTTTGGGACCACTAACATCTTACATTCCAACTCTAAAAAGAGGAACAAGATTTTCATCACAGAACGGCTTAAGTTTTGTTTTGACTGAAAACGTCGATTTCTCAGATCCAAAAAACCCAGTTGTTGTTGCAAGAACAAACACAACAACTGGCGCCCCAAGCTACTACGCCGTAAAGTCTTATGGTAATGTGGTCTCTGGCTTTTTCAACGTAGAGCAGGTTGCTGTAGGGGACTTCGAGAGATTTAAAAGGATTAAGTTATCCAACCCCAACATTTCAGAAATTATCAGTGTTACCGACACCGATGGTAATGAATATTTTGAGGTAGATTATCTCGCCCAAGACATTGTCTATAAAGAACTGACTAATAAAAACTACAAAGCAGACAACGTGCCATCAATTCTTAAGCCCCTGCTTGTGAGTAGAAAGTTCCAAGTAGTCTATGAGCCGGAAGGCGTGTTCCTTCAATTTGGCTCTGGAGAAGACGGTGCCTCCGATGTGGTTGCAGAACCACAAAATGTAGCTATGGACATTTTTGGCAAGAATTATGTGACAGACACTTCTTTCGATCCAAGCCGCCTTACAAACAATAGAAGCTTTGGCATTGTTCCGGCTAACACAACCCTCACGATCGCCTTCAGGCAAACAAATCCAACAAATTCAAATGTTGCAGCGGGAAGCTTAAATCAGGTGTCAAGTGTGTTGATGGATTTTGAGGATCTCTCGGCGCTCGCAGGCAGCGAGGTTTCATTTGTTCGCAATTCTGTTGAAGTCTCTAACGAAGAACCAATTGTAGGAAATGTAACTAACCCAACAACTGCGGAAGTTAAGCAGAGAATCTATGACACTTTCCCAACACAAAACCGCGCTGTAACTCAAAAAGACTACGAAAGCCTTGTTTACAGAATGCCAATGAAGTTTGGTTCAATCAAGCGTTGCTCAATTCAGAAAGATCCAGATTCACAAAAAAGAAATCTAAACGCCTATGTGGTTTCTGAAAACACTCTTGGTAAACTTGTTGCCACGAATAGCACGATTAAGAAAAACCTCAAGGTGTGGCTAAACAACTACAGAATGATTAATGACACGATAGACATCTTAGATCCATTTATCATCAACTTTGGGATCAACTTTGTGGTCAAGCCAGACAGTTCTGCCAACAAGTTTGATGTCCTCAACCGCTGTGTCGAAAGGCTGGCGAACAAATATAAAGACCCAATGTTTATCGGCGAAAGATTGTCCATCTCAGAAATGTTCTCAGAACTAAACAAAGTGAAGGGTGTTCTTGATGTTGTTAAAGTTCAAATTGTAAACAAAAGCACATCAGACTACTCCAATGTGGTGTTTCAGATTCAAGAAAACCTATCACCTGATGGCGACTACTTATTAACACCGCAGAATGCAATCCTAGAACTTAAGTTCCCAGAAACAGACATAAAGGGCAAGTTGAGA